TCTTTACGACGTTGTGTGGTGGGTAGTTATCATTTCCAGATCTAGCACTTTGATGAATCCTTTCCAGGTCTTCAAATAATGTGTCAAATCCAACGAATAGCGAACGCGGTACGTTCAAAGTATTTCTTACCATTTTTATTTCCTCCTATAATAGCAAGGTTATGAGAACCGGCTCAATGCCGCATTCTTCAATTATATTTATAACAGCTTGACGCTTGTTTTAAATAATTTGTGAAAATATACCAATTGCTAATCCAGAAGTAAAAACATATAAGTATTTCATTAATGTTATTTGCTCTTCCATAGATTTGTTTTTTGGTATAAGTTGTAGTGTTTTTAAAAGTTTAGTCTGTTCTTTTGATGTCATCCTGTTTTTGCGTGTTCCCAATATTGTATTTTGGACAGAGCTCCCATTGAGATTTTTCCTTAAAGGGAATCACCTTAATTTGTCTTAATGGAGCAATCTCTTTTGCTAGGTCAGGATTAACTATTGATATGAGTCCCCAATCGGCTAGCAATGTTGATATTGTATTTCTACGATGTACATCGTTTTCTAATAAATTAGATGGCTTTCCATCTAATAAAAAGAGCTCTTTAAAATGGACGATGAAGTATCTCCCTTGCTTATGTAGTATATGACAAGACTGATATAGCTTTTGGTCCTTTCGTGATGCGACTCCAATACGAGTTAATGTTTCTCGTATCTTTAAAAAGTCGTCTGGTTCGTTAAGTGTAACTTCAAGCATGCTGCTTGGAGTCCAATCTGTGATTTGTATGTTATCGTTTTCCACCTTTGTAAATCCTCAATTTCAATTGTTCAATTTGTTCATGACTCATTAATGATAATGCAGATTTAGCCTTTTCATTACTATATCCATAATATTCTTTTATGAGTTCGAGATTATCGACTTCATTAGCCTTAATCCATTTGGACCATCTCTTCTTCTTCCTTATTATATTTATAAAAAAATCAAACTGAAGACGATTGTCTAGGTGATGAAAACGATTCATTTCGTTAGCATATAAAATAGTATCTTGAAAATAAGAAAGCCCACGATTGATAATAAATGAATTATACTCTTTTTCAGCAACATCATCTACCATGATATCTTTCTTAGATTCATTGATTGCTTTTAAATACTCAAACGGATTCATTTTCTCTTATATAAATTTTTGCTTGATCTTCATTATCAAAGATTCGTTCATATTTTACTTCGTTATCTTCGAGGCGAACAACTCTCCATCTTGTGACTTCTAAATCGTACATGACTGGCCACATTTGATATGTTATACTGATATCTTCTTCTGGTCCAAAGGTTCCGTTATGCATGTTGTGTATATATTTTTTCATTTAAATTTAACTCCTGCCATGACTTCAGTTAAGCATGCAACCATATTTAATTCATGATCTGCGACAAAACTGTTTTTGTATTGATAATCCGCCAAGATCAAAACCAATTGTGGTATTGATTGTGGTTCTACAAACTCGTTCATATTATCGTATATCTTACGAAACATAGCTGCAGGTTCAGTGTCAATATTATCTGCAACCCATTGTCTCATCTGCTTAAAGTTTTTAATTTTAAGAGAACTCATTAAAGTATCTAAAGAGATATCTGTTGCGTTTGCAAGTATCCCACTGTCGATCTTACCAAAGTTTGAATATCTTTGCAACTCATTGAGAGTTCTACGAAAGTCTGGAAAGTATTTAATAATCAGTTCAGCAAGAACAGCTGGATCTGAATTGATACTTTCAACTGCAAGTATTTGTTGTACTCTTTGCATAAACATACCAGCCAAAGCATCTCGTTCTTTCTTTGGCATAGCAAATTCAATCACACTACATCGAGAATGTAATGGTTCTATAATACGATTCTTAAAGTTGCATGTTAATATAAACCTACAATTAGATGAAAATTCTTCAATGAATCCACGTAATGCTGGTTGAGTTGATTGTGGGTTAAGGTAATCCGCTTCGTCAAGGATGACCACTTTGTAGCCACCAGATAAGGAAACTGACGAAGCGAATTGTTTGATTTTGTTTCTTAATGTATCAATACCTGATTCTTCTGATCCATTGATAACAATATAATCTAAATCAAGTTCGTTGCAAAGCGCACGAGCAACTGTGGTTTTACCTGTACCCGCTGTTCCAGTGAGCATCATATTTTGAAGCTCTCCACCTGCAACTATGTTTGAGAATGTTTTTCTTAAATCATTTGAGAGTATACACTCTTCGATTTTCTTTGGTCGATATTTTTCAACCCATAGGAATTCATCCATTGATTACCTCCCATGATTCAACTGTATCTAATCTGAATGATCTCCAAGCTGATTTATCAAGTGACCAGACTGGAAATGCTTCTACATTGTCTGGTGAATAATTGATAGTTGATGTTACTCCATTTTCTTTTAAAAGTTCTGGTTGTAGAGTACAAGGCATAACTCTTATTTCGCCTGTATCTATCTTTTTAAATGTAACTGTGACTTGCCCTTTTTGTAAAGCCTCGAGCAATTTGGCTTTTTCATTGTTGTTCATAATATATCCTATAATAATATGAGGGGACTTTCACCCCTCTGCTTTTACTCTTCTGAAGCTGGTTCTTCAACAACAGGAACTTCTCCTTCAGGAACATTTTCAGCTCCTTTAGATGCAGCGTTTAAGAAAGTAACAATTCTGTTTCTCAATCCTCCAACTGCTTCAAGTTCTGGTCCTTCAAATCCACCTCTTTTAGAACAGATATCAATTATCTGAACCATTGTTGAGATGTCTTTAAGAGACAGTTGAACTTGTTGTTCTTCTGTGCCTACTTCAGTTTCAGTGGTATTCACTTCTTCTGTCATAATTTTCTCCTATGCATAGTTACGAAAATAAGAAGACCCGACATCGGCATCTTCCATTCCTACAAAGTATTTATACATTGTAGCTTGAGTTTTTCTCAAGAGCGATAAAATAATCCACTGGATAGTTACTATTAGTCCAATTAGAAATTAGCTTTGAGCTTATGCTTACAAAGTAATCTCCTGGTAGTAACTTCAAGTTTGGAATACTTACCACGAAGCTAAACTCATTTTTACATGAGTTGTCTTTATCTAGTTCAATCTCAAAAACATTTGAAGTTGAGTCTCTTGTATCAAGTACAGAGGCTTCAACAACTCCATTGTTTCCTGTGATTGCTAGCTCAGTATGACCTAAAACAGCTGCAGCCTTTCGAATCTGATTTAATTTATCTTCTTCGATATTGACTCCAAGCTCTGGATCAGGCATCTGAATTTCTTTTTGAGGAGTGGTAAGGATATCGCTTTCAGAAAAGAAATATCTGATCTTTTGACCACTCCCTTGAATTAATACTGACTTGTCTTCAAACTGTAAAGTTGGTTGGTCAATTAAATTTAAGACTGATAAGAATTCGTTTAAGTCATAGACTCCAAACTCTTGTGGAAAGTCTTCTACAATAGTTGCTGATGCAAGAATTGTTTTGGACTCTGATATCGTCTTTAATTTTTGGCCTGGTTGAAATACCAAGTTAGGATTAATTGTTGCGAAGTTTTTTAACACATTCACGGTGTCATTTGATAGATTCATTATTTTCTCCATAATAATATATTATACCATAGTTTACTCAAAATGTAAACCATTATTTTTGATTTTTATCATGACAGTCCAAAGCAATAATAGCATAGTGCAATATCTTTAAAAGATCAGCTCTATTATGTCCTTCCTTTTTGCCATATCTTTGAGCGTACTTAAGTACATTGCCCAAAGCAAATCCCATACCATGACCACAATCAATAATGAATTCAGTTGATTGAAACTGATTCTTTGAATAGTGACCTCCGTAAGTTTTATCAATATAAGTTTGAAGCTCTGTAATTAGAGCTTTCTCATTAAACTTATAGTCTATTGTTTCTTTCTTTTTACTAAACATTATCTTCCATACTTTGTAAATTAGTTACGCATCCATGCATTAACCTATAAAATGTATTTAATTCCATATCATTTTTAGCTTTATTTAACCAATCTGAAATTAACCAAACGTTATCAATTGTATAACCTTTACCAGGTTTTATTTGATCAAGTGATGGACTATTTTTATCACCTGCTATA